ATGTTCAATAGTTTACTGCTTGAAATTGCGATTACTCGTTCGCAAATTTCAAAACGTGATCTCGCAAAAAAACTCGGCATATCGGAACAAGGGCTGTATAACAAGTTGAATGGCATTAGTGAATTTAAGGCTAGCGAGATCTGCGCACTGTCCGATGAATTGTCCTTGTCCTCACAAGAACGAGAGGAAATTTTTTTCGCAAAGGAGTGATTATTTATCACTCTTTTGAATTAAAGGTGACAGCAATGGAAGAAAACAAGGTTCAGACATTTAACAATGCCCAGTTTGGTCGGCTTCGCACTCTTGAAATCGAGGGGGATTCGTGGTTTGTGGGCAGAGATGTTGCAGTAGCTCTTGGGTATAAGGATCCCGCAAAGGCTGTTCGTGAAAAAGTAGCCGTTGAGGATATAGCCGCAAAGGTGTTGAACACCTGCGCGAAATCACTCAGAAATAGTACATTCAGCAGAGAGGTTCCCCATGGAAAGCATCAAATTCAACTTCGACCAAATCCCTGAAAAGGAAGCCCGTGTTTTGGGTCAAACACTTCTTGAAGCCTGCAAGGAATTCTACTCAGACCCTAAAAATCTTGCCGAGTATAAGGCTTGGGAAGCACAGCAGGAGGCTGAACATGAATAAAGCACTGAACGTTGTGGGCCGTATCCTGATTTTCTGTGTTGGCGAGGTTTCTATGTACTTTGCCATGATGGATCCAGTCATTCACATCATGCTAGGCGATGACATCAACGCATCACGGCTCTTGATCAGCTGGACCGCCTTGATCCTCACCGCCATCATTGATGATAAAGTTCTCCCCGTTTTCAATTACGACAAGGGCAGCGCTGCCCACGTCAAATAAATTTTGGAGGTAACACCATGATTGAACTGAAAGTAACCGTTGATGCTCCCGATTTGAGCACCGCTATCAACCATCTGGCCGATGCCATCGAAAGCAAGGGCACTGATGCCCCCGCCGCTCCGGCAAAAAACTCCCGCAGCAAGAAAGCCACTGCCAAGACTGCCCCGGACGCACCTGCGGTTTCTGTTCCTGCCCATTCTGAACCCGTCGGATCCCCGGTGCCCGTTGAACATCCTGCCGCGGCCCCTCAGCCTATACAGGTGCCCGCGGCTGCCCCGGTGCAGCAGGCCATCCTCGCCACTCCTGTGACCGCACCTACGATGCAGCAGCCTGTTGCAACTGCCGCTCCCGTGATGACCCCGCCTGCTGCTCCCGTGACCCAGCAGTTTATCCCCCAGCCCGCTGCTGTACCCGCCCCCGCTGCGCCGACACAGCCTCAGCAGGGCATCACTTGTGAGCAGATCATCAACGCCGCCATGCCACTGATGAACAGCAACCCTGCCTTTGCAATGCAGCTGCAGGGCATCCTTGCAAAGTATGGCGTTCAGGCGGTCACCCAGATTCCCGAAAATATGCTACCCAATGTGGCCGCGGATCTCCGTGCCCTTGGCGCAAAGATTTAAGGGAGGGCCATTTTATGGCAAGCCCTGAAATTCATGCCAAGTGTGGCGCATCCAATGCGTACCGCTATCTGGCCTGTACTGCGTCGCCCACGTTTGAGGCGCAATTCCCGGCCAGTACGAGCGTCTATGCCGAGGAGGGTACACTGGCGCATAGCATCTGCGAGTTGTTCGTCAAGACCCGTGGCGACGTGGACGCGATGGCTGAGGAGCTGCGTCCCCTACAGCGGAACAAGCTCTATCAGCCCGAAATGTTGACCTGTGCTAAGGTTTACTGCGACTGGATTACGGAAAAGGCACTGGGCTACACCAATCCTCCGGCGATTATGACGGAGCAGCAGGTGGACTTTTCTGATGTCGTGCCGGAGGGTTTCGGTACTTGTGATTGCGTGATGATTGGCGATGACACGCTGAACATTTTTGACTACAAACATGGCAAGGGTGTCCGTGTGGATGCCGTGGGCAATCCGCAGATGCGGCTTTACGCCCTTGGTGCCCTTGCAAAGTACAGACCCTTGTACGGTGACACCATCAAAAAGGCGCGCATGACCATCATCCAGCCCCGAATCAGCGCTGACCCATCCGAGGATGAGATGACCGTGGATGACCTGTTGGCGTGGGGCGCTGAAATCCATCCCCTCGCTGTGGAGGCGTTCAACGGCCCCGGCGTATTTGTTCCCGGTGAACACTGCAAATTTTGCCGGGGCAAGGCAAAATGCCGTGCCCGTGCCAACGTCAACACAGCTCTGGAAGATTTCGCCGCCTGTGTACCTATGGGCCGCGTCCCCGCCGATGAGCCAAAAGACAACATCACGCGCCGCGCAATGGGACTGCAAAAAGCGCTGACTGATGAAGAAATCGGTCAACTGCTGACGCGCGGCCAGTTTTTGGTGAGTTGGTATGATGACCTTAAAGCCTATGCCCAGCAGACCATCCTTGACGGCGGTGAAATTCCTGGATGGAAAGTCGTTGCTGGTCGTAGCGTCCGCGCGTTCCACGATACCGATGCTGCGTTCCAGACGCTTATCAAGGCTGGGTATGATGAGGCTATGCTCTATGACCGCAAGCCTGTCTCCTTGTCCGAACTGGAAAAACGGCTCGGCAAGAAAAAGTTTGCCGAACTGCTGGCTGATCAAATTGACCGCCCAATGGGCAAGCCGACACTGGTTGACGAATCTGATATACGTGAGCCGTACAACAGCGCCGCCGCTGATTTTGGAGGAGTGAACGCCAATGTTTGACGATGATGACCATATCACCATCAGCTACTGCCATGATGGTGAGAGCTGGTTCGAGATGGATCTTTACCTACCTATGCCAGTTACTTGCCCCAAAAGCAAGATGCCTAAAATTCTCAATCAGTTCATCAAAGATGAAAAGTGCGAGGAAAAGGCCAAAAAGCTATTGAACTTTTGGGAGCAACAGCGCGACAAGTACGAGTGTGACCGCAAGAGTGCAGCTCAGGAGTATGTAAACATCTCAACCGAGGTTTCAGAACTGCAAACCGTTGTCAACACCAAAAAGCACCCTGTCGGCACACGCCTGACGAAAGTCGAATTGCAGGATGCAAAAAAGCGGCTTGCAGACAAAAAAGCGCTCAAAAAACGCACCTACGATACCTTGAAATTCAGTTTTGACCGCAAGACCCGGCTGGACTTCTTTATCGAGATGCTGAAATGTCGCCCTAAATTGCAATGGATATTTTCTGAGGAGGTACAGAAATGAAAGTTGATAAAAACAGCCCTTTTGGCGAAATGCTCTTGAAAATGGCCACCGAACGCGACCCGAAACTGCGCAGGGCCATCCGCAACGATGAAGTTGGCGACCTGAACATCATCGCCCTCGGCGCACCCGATGATGAAATCAAAGATTTGATGGAGTCCTTGTTTATGGGCGAGGACAAATGCAAGAACTGCGGGGAAGTCAAGGCAGCTACACCCACTGATGCGGATGATGCATCCAATCTTGATGCCCTTCTGGACGAACTGCGCGATCTGGCTTGCGATGACGATACCCCGGAGGCCGTTGCCATGCCCTCCCGCATCGTGCTGGTGTCCAATGACATCATGCAAATTCTTAATCACCTGCCGCAACTGATTGCACCCAAAAAGGACGTGCCCTATACCGTGCGCCGCGCTGAGATGCTGGGTGCCATCAAAGACGCGATGCTCGATGCCCGTGCGGATATCGTAACCGTTCTGGCTCGCTATCCCGAATTTGCCGAAATCACGGATAAATACTTCGATGACGACGAAGAAGATACCGCCGAAACCGAATAAAGAAAGGAAATGTGTCATGTATAACAACGATGCACAGAGATGTTTGACTGGCGAGGTTCGCCTGTCCTATGTCAACCTCGACAAGCCCCGTCAGCCGCAGGGCGGCGTGGGCGATGCCAAGTACAGCGCCACCTTGCTAATTCCCAAGACCGACACCGCCACTATCGCAGATTTCCGTGCCGCTATTCAGGCGGCAGCGCAGATCGGCGCGGGGACGCTGTGGGGCGGTATCATCCCGCCAAATCTGGATTCCATCATCCACGACGGCGACGGTGTACGCCCCAGCGGTATCCCGTTTGGCGATGAGTGTCACGGATGCTGGGTCATCACCGCCAGCTCAAAAAACAAGCCGCAGGTCGTCGGACAGGACAACATCAATGTCGAACTGGCCCCGCAGGATATCTATAGCGGTATGTACGCCCGTGTGACCGTCCGCTTCTATCCCTTTAACACCGCTGGTAAGCGCGGTGTCGGCTGTGGGCTGGGCAACGTGATGAAAACCCGTGACGGTGAGCCGCTGTCTGGTGGCGCATCCGCTGCCGCTGACTTTGCCGGTATTGGCAACGCCGTGGTCCCGGCTCCTAGTGGTATGCCAGGCACTCCGATGCAGCAGAGCTGGCCGCAGGCAAACCCTGTGCCGACTGCCGCTCCGGCTGCGCCCGTGTACCAACCGCCCTACTCCGCGACTGCCGCGAATCCGGCACCGTGGAATGGCGCTACACAGACATATGCTTCTGGTGGCGCTGTGAATCCGATTACCGGGCAGCCGATGTAATCGCGGCACTCCCCCATAGAGTGATAGCTTCCCTATTTGACCCAGCTACCACGCTTTTTGGCAGGGTACTGGTAATCAAATAAACATCCACCTCTTTTTATACTGGGAGGGGCTACGGTCCCTCCTCTCATATACTCGGATAGCTCAATGGCAGAGCAAGCGCGCGATGTCGGTTCAACTCCGGCTCCGGGGCAGAAATCAAGAGGAAATCCAAGCCCGTACATAAAGGAAAGGAACTTACAAATGAGCCTTGCAACTTTGCGTAAAAACGTCTGTACCGATATTGACATCGGTACTGCTCTGAAAGAAATCGCAGCAAATCCCCACATTGGCGATGAGCTGGCTTTTGACCTGCTGGATGGTCGTCACATCGAGTGCGCTGTTACTGACATCAACGATAATGCAATCCGCTTTGATTCTGTGGATTGCCTCGGTGACGACATGACCTATGGTAAGGTCGAAAAATGGCTTGACCGTATCGACCATCTGCTGCCTGATGAACTGCAACGGGCCATCATTGACACTGAGCGAAAGCACGTCATCAACGGCAAAAAGATGGACCGTCTTGAGCGCCTGTTCCTGCCTGCCGCGTCTGAACTGTTTAGCGGCGACAATGTTCTCGGTGACAAGGGGCTGTACAAGCAGATTGACTGGTACAAAGACCGTCGCCACCGCATGAGAATGGATGAACACAACGGTGATTCTACTGCCTATTGGACATCTTCTCAGCACTCCGGCAACTCCTCCAACTTCTGCGATGTGTACAACGGCGGCTATGCGAACGGCACCAACGCCTCCATCGCGTGGCTGTCCGCGCCCGTCTGCTTCCGTATCCGTAAATCGTAATTATCCCCGCGCCCCTTGTGGGCGCGATCTATGCGGATTCCCTTATAAATAAGGAAAGGAAATGCCCAGATGATTTACAAAGTCACCCTCTTAAAAGATACCCCCGACCTCAAGGCGGGCGCGATGTGGGTGTATTTCACCGAAAACGGAAAGCCGGATTTTGCAAACCAGATTGACCCCAAAACCTTTGAGGTGCTGTATGACGAGGAATTGATGCCGAACGGAATCCTCAATGACCCAGAATGGGCAAAAGTCGAGCCGTTTTATGAAAAGCTCGATGATTTGAGATGCCCTCTTTGTGGCGAAACTCGCGGTCATCTCATGGTATGGCCCTTTTCCTATACGGATTCTGACGGAGATAGATGCCTTGCCGCCAGTGCGAAGATGGAATACGCCTGCGGGCACATCCGAATGTTGCAGAAAGGGAGGTAAAGGTAGCCATGAATGAACAGCTACACCATCTGAGTATTGACCTTGAGACTTACAGCGAGGTCAGTATCGGCAAGGCAGGGTCATATCGGTACATTCTCGATCCGTCTTTTGAAATTCTGCTTTTCGCATACAGCCTCGACGGAATGCCCGTTGAGGTCATCGATGTGGCAAGCGGTCAGATCATCCCCCTTTGGTTGAAAAACGCCCTCAAGAACCCCCTGTACATCAAACATGCCTACAACGCGGCTTTCGAGTGGTTCGCCCTCAGTAAGTATCTAGGTTGGCTGCCACCCGATCAGTGGCGCGATACGATGCTCCACGCGCTCTACTGCGGCTACCCTGCATCTCTGGATGCGGCAGGCAAGGCGATGGGCCTGCCCGAAGATAAGAAAAAGCTGACGACGGGCAAGGCCCTTATCCGCTATTTCTGCGTCCCCTGCAAGCCCTCCAACGCCAACGGCAACCGCACCCGCAATCTGCCCAAGCATGATCCTGACAAATGGAAACTGTTCAAAGAGTACAACGGGCAAGATGTCGTCACCGAAATGGAGATTGACCACCGCCTGTCGGCGTTCCCCGTGCCCGCATTTGTGCAAAAGCAATGGGAAACTGATTTACAGATGAACGCGCGAGGCGTAGCCGCTGACATGGAATTGGTGCGCGGCGCTCTCGTTATCGGCGCTATTGTTAAAAGTCGGTTGATGACCGAGGCCCGCCAGCTCTCCGGGCTGGATAACCCCAACTCCATCCGGCAGCTTGCTCAATGGCTGACGGATGCCACGGACAGCGATGCGGAAATTACCAGCGTTACTAAGGAAACCGTCGCCACGATGCTGAAACAGCCGCAACCCGCCAACGTGCAGCGGATGCTCGAAATCCGGCAGGAACTCGGCAAGACCAGCACCAAAAAATATGATGCGCTGGAAACCTGCATAGCGGATGATGGTCGTGTCCGTGGCCTGCTCCAATTCTACGGTGCCAACCGCACCGGGCGCTGGGCGGGCCGTCTGGTGCAGGTACAGAATCTCCCCCGCACATATACCCATCCTCTGCCCCCTGCGCGTCAGCTCGTGAAAGACCGCAATATAGACGGTCTGCGGATGATGTACGGCAGTATCAACGATACTCTGTCGCAGCTTATCCGCACAGCCTTTGTGGCGACCCCCGGCAATGTGCTGATCGATGCCGACTTTTCGGCCATTGAGGCTCGCGTCATCTCGTGGCTGGCCGGGCAGGAATGGCGGCTTGAAGTTTTTCGCACCCACGGCAAAATCTATGAGGCGTCGGCGTCCCAGATGTTCCATGTGCCCATTGAAAAAATCAAAAAGGGCAACCCGGAATATGCGCTGCGCCAGCGCGGCAAAGTTGCAGAACTGGCCCTCGGCTATCAGGGCGGTGTCAGTGCCATGCGCCGCATGGACGTGGGCCACAACCTTGATGATCTCTCTGATGATGAAGTCAAGGGCATTGTAGACAGATGGCGCGAGACAAACTCGATGATTCGTGATCTATGGAATATCGTTGATTCTGCTGCCATCACTGTCATCACCAACGGCGGCGCACAGACCATCCGCTCCGAAACTACCGATGCCATCATCACACTGGCCTGTGAGCTGGATGTCATTACCGGCACTCGGTATATGACGATTCTGCTGCCGTCTGGGCGCAAGCTGTACTACCCCTCCCCAGAAATCGGCGTAAACCGCTGGGGCAATCCCTCAGTCAGCTATATGGGTCAGAACCAGACAACTAAGCGCTGGGAAAGGGTCGAGACCTACGGCGGCAAGCTCGTGGAGAACATCGTGCAGGCCATCGCCCGTGATTGTCTGGCAATCGCCATTGAGAATCTGGAGGCGCAGGGGCTACACGTTGTATTCCACATCCATGATGAAGTTGTCATCGACACTCCCGTATGGGCCGATGAGGACACGATGCTGGAAACCGTCACCAAAATAATGACAAAGCCTATCCCGTGGGCGCAGATGCTCCCCCTCAACGCGGATGGCTGGGTCGATAATTTTTTCAAAAAGGACTGATTATCACATGAACGCTCTTATTCATCTCGACCAGAACGGCAAAAAGGTCATGGAACGGCGCGTCCATGATGCCGTAATGAAAGAACGTGCCGACATCAGCACCCGCGCACAATATGTTTGGGCGTTGTCTAGGCTCCAATGCGGCCTGTCGCCGCGCACCGTGCAGCGCGTTTCAGATCACTTTGAGGCAGTGCTGGACAAGTACATGGAATACCAGACTGAGGACTTAGGCGACCTATTCATGCGCTCTATGCTCCACGATTCGGGCGTTGAGGTCAAAGCGACCAGCCGAGAAAGGAAACGTAAAAGAAAATGAGCAAGGTACAAATCACCGCCTTTACTGGCGAATACTACTTTTTGAGCAACTACTGCACCTGCCCTATCACCATTGACGGGCTGACCTATCGGAGTGCCGAGGCCGCTTTTCAGGCGGCAAAATGCAGTGATCCCATCGATCGCGCGGCGTTCTGCACCGTCCCGCCCAACGTAGCAAAGGCCATCGGGCGCAAAATCAAGCTGCGCGATGGATGGGAGAAAGAACGCGACGGTATTATGGCCGACATCATCCACGCGAAATTTTCCCAGAATCCCGGTTTCGCACAGGCCCTTATCGACACCGACGATGCCGAGCTGATCGAGGGCAACACATGGAACGACAACTACTGGGGCATGTGCGGATGCACCCGTTGCCGCAGTGAGGGCACCAAGGGCCTGAACAAGCTGGGCAAGATTCTGATGGCCGAGCGGGCGCGGCTGCAGGCGGCTACACCCGCCGTAACCGAGGAGGGCTGACGATGGTACACCTCGGAGACATTACCAAAATGAGCGGGTACACCATCCCGCCTGTGGATGTCATTACTTTTGGTTCACCGTGCCAAGACCTCTCCATCGCCGGGAAAAGGGCCGGTATGGCCGGAGAACGCTCTGGGCTGTTCTCTGAGGCTGTCCGCATCATCCGTGAAATGAGATATGCCACATTCGGCGCGTACCCCAAATATGCCATTTGGGAGAACGTGCCGGGGGCCTTTAGTTCAAATAAAGGAGAAGATTTCCATGCCGTCCTGCAAAGCCTCTGCCGGGTCATCGACCCCGCCGCTGTTATTCCTCGACCTACGGACGCACGGGGGGGGGACCATTAAATGGCCCCGCGCCGGTGCAATTCTGGCGGACAACTACTCGCTGGCGTGGCGAACAATGGACGCCCAGCACTGGGGCGTTCCCCAACGTCGCCTGCGCATCTCGCTTGTCCTCGATCTTACAGGTGGGCGTGCCGGAGAAATACTATTTGAGCCGGAAAGCCTGCGAGGGCATTTTGCGCCGGGCATCACGCCGGGGCAAGCAGCTCCCCGAACTGCTGAAAACGGCTCTGGAACAACAGATCGCACAAATGCCATCCCCATAAACCTCCAAATTGCGACCCGTCACAAATCCCTTGGAGAGAGAACGGGTCTTGGTATCGGGCAGGCGGGTGATGCCGCCTATACTTTGCAGGAGGGTCACGAGCATGGGATCTGCTGTCTTGAGGATGCCAAAGCCTACACTCTGAAAATTCGCTCCGGGTGTGAGGGCGGCGGCAATGGAGTTGTTTATGCAGATGGCTACCTTAACTACATCGATTCTGTATGCTACGCCGCCACTACAGAACCAAACATGGTCATTTGTGATGATTGCTCCCCAGCGATCCGCAGTCGGGATTACAAGGACCCGAATATTGTCTGCTATGACGCACGTGGCAACGGCGATGGTATGCTGTCCCCTACCATAACAGGCGACCACAACAGCCGAATTACGGATTATACTTCTGTCGTAATTGAAAAAATCATCCGCTGGATTGTGCGCCGCCTGACTCCTACCGAGTGTGAGCGCTTGCAAGGCTATCCCGATGGCTGGACAGACCTCGGAGAGTGGATAGACAGCAAGGGCAAGCCCCATAAGGACGCTGACGCGCCTCGATATAAGGCGCTGGGCAACTCCATCGCCCTGCCGCAGTGGTACTACGTTCTCGGTGGTATCGCTGACCGCCTGCCGGATAATGCCACGCTCGGCAGCCTATTCGATGGCATCGGCGGTTTCCCGTATGTGTGGGCACAGCTACACGCTGGGTGCAAAGAGTTATGCGTTTGGGCCTCGGAGATTGAGGAGTTTCCCATCGCGGTCACAAAGAAATGGTTCCCGGAGGTAGAGGATGGAAAATTATTCTGATTTCGTTGTTCACAAATCAGAGCGAGCCGTACATACCGACAGCATCGCCCTGACCGTGGATGACCTCAACAATAAGCTGTACGACTTCCAAAAGGACATCGTGCGGTGGGCGCTGGCAAAGGGCCGCGCCGCTATTTTTGCCGATTGCGGCCTCGGAAAGACCGCGATGCAGCTTGAATGGGCGCATCGTGTGTGTGTGCAAACGGGTGGGAACGCCCTCATTGTAGCGCCGCTGACCGTTTCCCCGCAGACCGTGGGAGAGGGCTTGAAATTCGGAGTGCCCGTCACCCTTTGCGAAACCGCCGATGACATCCAGCCCGGCGTGAACATCACCAACTATGAGAAGCTGGACAAGTTCGCCGGGGCGCATTTCTCGGCGGTGGTACTGGATGAATCCAGCATCCTGAAATCCTTTACGGGCAAGGTGCGGAATCAGATCATCGACTTTTTCTCCGATACGCCGTTCCGGCTGGCCTGTACCGCCACCCCCGCACCCAATGACTTCATGGAGCTGGGCAATCATGCGGAGTTTTTGGGCATCATGTCCTACTCTGAGATGCTGTCCATGTTCTTCGTACATGACGGCGGGCAGACCTCGAAATGGCGGCTCAAGGGCCACGCTGAGGATGTTTTCTGGCAATGGCTGGGTAGCTGGGCTGTGGTTATGAACAGCCCTGCAGACCTCGGCTATGACCTGCCGGGATACGATCTCCCGCCGCTGAGAGTGCATGAGGTCATTGTTGATGGCGATGAACCGGTCACCGAAAGCATGACGCTGGCGCAGCGCCGGGATGCCAGACGGGCTACACTCGCGGAGAGATGCCAAGCAGCGGCCGATCTGGTGAATGGCGACCCCGGCGAACAGTGGCTCGTGTGGTGCGACCTCAATTCGGAGAGTGAAGCACTGGCTCACGGCATCCCCGATGCGGTAGAGGTCAAGGGCAGTGATAAGGCATCGCTGAAAAGCTCTCGCCTACTTAGTTTTTCAATGGGCTTTAGTCGGGCACTTGTCACAAAGCCATCTATCGCCGGATTCGGCATGAACTGGCAGAATTGCCACAAGATGATTTTTGTCGGTTTGTCTGACAGTTATGAGCAATATTATCAGGCTGTGCGCCGCTGTTGGCGTTTTGGGCAGTCTGAGCCGGTGGATGTGTACATCGTTATCAGTGCCCGCGAGGGCGCGGTCAAGGCCAATATCGAGCGCAAGCAAGCCGATTGCAATAAGATGCGGGCCGCGATGGGCGAACAGACCCGCGAAATCGTCAAAAAACAGTTGCAAAGCACCTGCCGCCTGACAACGCCCTATGAACCGCAAACGGCTATGACACTGCCGGCATGGGAGGAATTTAGACATGAATGTGCTTAATCAGTTGATCGACAGCGCACAGCGCTGGGCAATGTATCAAGGGGATTGCGTGGAAACTCTGCACGGCATCCCCGATAACAGTATTCACTACTCCATCTTTTCCCCTCCGTTCGCCAGCCTGTATACCTACTCCAACAGTGACCGGGACATGGGCAACAGCAGCGATGGCGCGGAGTTTGCACAGCACTTCGGCTACCTCGTGGCGGAGCTGTACCGGGTCATCATGCCGGGGCGGCTGGTGTCCATCCACTGCATGAATCTGCCCGCCATGAAATCCCGTGATGGCTTTATCGGTATCAAGGATTTTCGCGGCGACATTATCCGCGAGATGACCGAGTACGGTTTTATCTTTCATTCGGAGGTGTGCATCTGGAAAAACCCGGTCACGGAGATGCAGCGCACGAAAGCCCTTGGCTTGCTACACAAGCAGATCCGCAAGGATTCTGCGATGTCGAGGCAGGGGCTGCCTGATTACGTGGTGACGTTCCGCAAGCCCGGTGAAAACCCTGAGCCCATCCCCCACAACCATGAATCTTTTCCCGTGGATGTTTGGCAGAAATACGCCTCGCCGGTCTGGATGGATGTGCGGCAGTCCAACACCTTGCAGCGCAAGAGCGCCCGCGATGAAAAAGATGAAAAGCACATCTGCCCGTTGCAGTTGGATGTAATCGAGCGGTGCATCGACCTGTGGACGAATCCTGGCGACATCGTGCTTGACCCGTTCGCGGGTATCGGTTCTGTGCCCTATCAGGCCGTACTCATGGGTCGTCGTGGGCTGGGTATCGAACTGAAAGACAGCTACTACGCGCAGGCCGTGAAAAACATTGAGGGCGCGGCCAGCGAAGCCGACAGCCACGAGATTGACACCAACGTGCGCCTGCGCTGCCCGATGTGCGGCATCAAGGTGGACGGCAAAATCTGTCCGCTGTGCGGTAAGGATTTGATGGCGAAGGAGGAATAAGAGCATGGAAAGAACGACAAATTCTGCTGAGGCCCGCCGTGCGGCAGCGTATTTGAACCGATACTGTTTCGAGTGTGCTGGATGTACCGGGTGCATTTTTGATAATGGCAATGAGGGGCAGTCCTGCATCATCAACAGCGGGTGCGCCCCCGTCAGTTGGGAACTTCCCTCTATCTGGTCTGCACAGGACATCGCGCTTGCAAAAGCTATGATGCCGTTTGCAAAAACTATTGTCTGGCCTATTGAGGAAAGGCCCAATCCAAACCACCGCTATTTTAAGGGTGAGGGCCTGCGCACTATCCCGCTGCCAACAAGTTCATTTAACAATCTGCGCCCCGGCGAGATTATCAGTCTGGCCGACATTGTAGGAGGTGAAGACAATGCTTGATGGCGTCTTGGACATGATCGGCACGGCGGCACTGCTGGAACAACTTGCCGAGGAATCAGCTGAACTTGCGCAGGCCGCGCTTAAGATGGCTCGCAAGCTGCGCAACGAGAATCCCGCGCGGATTGTGTTGCTAATCTGCAGGAGGAAATCGCGGACGTGGAATTGTGCATCAGCATTTTGCCCGCTGCACTGAATGACCCCGCCGAGGTCGGTAGGACGATGTCCGCCAAGCATCGGCGATGGAACGAACGGCTACACGACGAAAAGCTCTGGGAGGTGAGCAGCCATGAGGATTGACATTCGAGACAGTAAATACTCCATCATCTACAACGAAAAGATCGCCAATAGGCGGCATACGTGGAGGAGCAAAAACTGAAATGAGCCATCCAACCACATACGCCGTTGACTTTGACGGCACCCTTTGCGAAAACGCCTACCCTGAAATCGGCGCACCCAATTTGCCCCTGATCGACAAACTCATATCTCGCCGCCGCCTCGGTGCAAAGATCATCCTGTGGACGTGCCGGGAGGGTGAGCTGCTGACCCGCGCGGTGGAGTTTTGCCGCTGTTTCGGTCTGGAATTTGACGCGGTGAACGACAACACCGAAGAATTGAAAAGGGCCTACGGCACCAACCCGCGCAAAATCGGTGCTGACTACTACATCGATGATAAGGCTATGCCACCTGATCTATTTGTATCATAGGAGGAGATTTGCCATGAATTTGAATGATTGCCATGTTTCAGGGCTGAGTCAGCCCCACGGCATGCGGTTTGATGCGGAAAACAGCAAATGCGTTTCCGCCGAACGGATGACGCCGGACGAATTGCGCCAGCTGCACCGCCTGGCCATTGAGCGCCGCCCCGAAGCCTGTTTTGGCTGCGGGCTGGAATATAATTGCTCCGTGCATGGATGTGCCGTCATCCGCAAAGCATTGCGGCTGTTGGGAGGTGAGGCGGATGCCTGTCTTTGATTCCAACTGTTTCTACATCATCCAATGCCTGGCCCTTGTGTTTCTTGCGGCCCCCTGCGTGCTCTTTGCGGGCGGCATGCTGATCTGTGGGCTGTTGTGGTGCGGGCTGCACATCACCCGCGCGCTGAACCTGCGGCTGCTGGGCCTGCCGCGGTGCGGGCGCTGCCGCTACTGGGCCACTGTGCAGTGCCCGCTGTACGGCCGCAACACGCCAAGCGATTTCTGCAGCCGCGGCGAAAGGTGGGGTGACTGATGGACATTCTGCTTTCGATCATCGGCAGCGCCGTTCTGGCCGCGCTGCTGGCCGCCGCCTACACCGCCGGGGTAGCCGCTGGGAAAGCCGCCGCACACCTGGACGAGGACGACGAACTGAAAATTTATATGGATCACACCCATGGTGAGGATGAACAGTAGAAAGTAGGAGGATTTGATAATGTTTATTTTAATGCTCTTCATAAAGGTTATTCTAGGGCTATTTATCATCGCTTTTATCTTGGTTTTTATCACCTCCATTTTTCTGCCAATGACTGTCGGGAAAGAAGATAAAGTGGCTACGCAGTCGTCGGCGGGGAGCCATCAGGATGATGACGAACCGGAGATGGTGAATCATCCTGACCATTATAACCGCCCCGGCCAGAAAGAGTGCATTGTCGAAATGGAGGAGAAATTCGGCCCCGCCGCCGTGCAGTATTTTTGCCTGTTGAGCCGTTACAAATACTTATATCGCTGCGGCATGAAAGATGATGCAACCCAGGACATAGCTAAAGCCAATTGGTATTGCGATAAGTTTCGTGCGCTGGATGGCGATGATGAACTGCTGAATATTGTGCCCAATAACATAAAGGAGGTCATGCGTTATGAAAGTTGAACTGATTGCCTGTTCCCGCCCTCTCCCCGGCCGGTGTGGCACGGTCAAGAATCCGATGGGCGTAACGCCCAACCCCATGCGCATTGTTGAGCAGGCTGCGAGTGTGTGCTACGACAGCAATCCGGATTTCTGGGATTTCAAAATTGCCCATAATTGTGCCAAAACCGGGCATCTGAGTGTATATGAGCATATCTACTTCACGTTCCACATCAAGGGCATCAGCCGTGCTTGCCTTGCTCAGTTGACCCGGCATCGGCATTCCAGCTTTTCCGTGCGCAGTCAACGCTATTGCAATGAAAGCCGCTCCGAACCGGTTTTCCCTACATCCACCGATGAAGATCAGGACGGCATAATCGCCGATGCTTACGACTACGCGTGGGATGCCTATGATCGCTTAATTGAGAACGGCGTGGCAAAAGAAGACGCGCGGATGGTTCTGCCCAATGGCGCACCCACTGAACTGTATGTGTCTATGAACGCGCGGGCGCTGATTGAGGCTAGCCATTTGCGGCTGTGCCGTAGGGCACAGTTTGAAATCCGCTCACTGTTTATGGCGATGCAGTGCTGCGTTGCCCCCATCGCCCCCGATATTGCAAACATGATGGTTCCGCAATGTGAAACCAACCCGCAATACCAGTTTTGCATTGAGGGCAAATCCTGCGGCAAGCATCCCCGCCTGCAGGACGTGCTGGCAACGGCTACACTGAAACAACTTGAGGATGCGGGCGATGAAGCGTAAAAGCATCTATCGCGGATACATCGGCAAGGGATATTCCGATCAGTCCGAGTTCAGCCACCGATATGCCGCATGGGCGCAGAATCATCGGGGATGGGCAAAGATGAAAGTATATAACCGCCGCATGGCAAAACGCCGAGAAAAACGCGATAGTAAACAAAACATTAACGATGAGATGAGGTTTAACAACGATGAAATGTTTGTATAAAGTACCGTTCAGCGGCTTTTTTATGGCTTATGCCGAATCCGCCGAGGATGCAAAAAAGATGTCCCCCGATGATGGTGAGGTTATTTATTCCGAGCAATCCACGGGAGAGGTCGAGGCTTGCCCCGCCGGCGCGTCCGTCCCGATTGATGAGCATCACTGCCTGTTCATTGAACCGGCAGATGAAGATTTTGACGAGGGCATCTCTGAGGATTGGGAGGATGGGCTGTGAACACTGATATTGTTTGGGGCAATCTGCTGGTGCTGGGTACTGTCTGCGCTACGATTCAGCACTACATCACTAAAAAGAGCGCGGAATCTGAAATCGCGTCCCTGAAAACGCGCCTTGAGTTCGCCAAGCAGGAAACCCGCATCTGGAAAACCACCGCATATCGCCATGCCGATGAACGAAATCACGCTGTCCGCATGGCTCAATACTGGCGCAAACAGGCTCTCAACGAGCATTTTGGTTTTGAGCCGGAAAAAGCTGCCCCGTCCCCTACTGTAGCCGAGGTCGTAAATGAGATGCTGCGGTATGACGCGCTGATTCAGGCCACGGGCTGGGCGCCCGCTGACAGCTCCGCAGATGCCCCGTCTGAGGGCGAAACAGTCACGACAACAAATGATCGGACGAAACCGAAACCGCCACACAGAGCACCGCTGTGGGCGCAGAGGAGGGCGGCCATGCGGCTGATTGACGCGGATAAAGTACCGCCCCTGTCTGACCTAAGCGGATGCGCTTATGAGGGCGGCGAGTACCAAGCATATAAAAGTGGCGCAAGGATGGTGAATTACTATGATTAACGTCCATGAGGATTTGATTGCGTTCAACTCCCGCAACAATCCTTACTACAACGACAAGGGCTATGCTGATCCTACCGCTTATCAGGGCATTGAGGCAGCAGCGGTCAGCGAATACCGGGCGCGGTTCGATGCTATCGCCGCGCTTATCCACACGGTCAAGTACATTTGCGGGCTGGCCGGGTTTGAGGTCGTAGGCCGAATCACCCTGCGGCATAAGCAGAGCGGCGACATCTACAAGTGAGGAGGAAATCTGAGATATGGCTACACCGAATGAAAAAGGGGATGCCGAGGTTTATCCCGTAGTCATCCTCGACCCGAACGGCAACGATTACACAAAGGGCATCGCGGCATGGCTGGCGGCCATTGCAAAGCAGAATCCTAAAAATCTGGTGTGCATCGCCCGTGGCCCCGACCCCGAAAAGCCGGAGCAGTCCGTGTACACGCTCATGCGGTGGGAAACCAAGGGCATTGAGCTTTCCGAAATTGCCGGATACCTGACATCCGTTGCATCTGAACTGTTCAGCTGTGAACAGCCTAACAGCGAAACCCCATTATAACCATAAAGCGAGGAAAACGGTCATGCAATTCGATAGACAAATTACCATCACCACCGGCGCATCCCGAAACGATCTCAACTGGAAACCTCAGCTGATGACCGTGGCAGAGCTGTATGACCGCCTGCGGAATCCCGTCCGTTCAACGGAAACGCTCGACGCATATATGCACCTGCCGAAACCTCAGCAGGACGCATTAAAGGATGTCGGCGGGTTCGTGGGCGGCTCCCTCAACGGCGGACGGCGCAAGGCCAATGCAGTGACCGGGCGTGACCTTGTGACGCTTGACTTCGATAATATCCCCGGCTGGGGCACCGATGAAATCGTGAGCCGCGTGGATGCCATCGGATGCAGCTATGCGATCTACTCCACACGCAAGCACTGCCCCAATAAGCCCCGCCTGCGCGTTGTAATCCCCCTTGACCGTACTGCTACCCCCGATGAGTACGAGCCTCTGGCGCGGCGGCTGGCGTGGCTGATCGGCATCGATAAGGCCGACCCTACCACATTTCAGGCAAGCCGCCTCATGTACTGGCCGAGTGCCTGCGTGGATTCGGATTATGTGTTCCGTTGCAAGGATGCGCCGCTGGCATCTGTGGCGTTCCTGCTGGGAACCTACACGGACTGGCGCAACATGGTCGAGTGGCCGCAGGTTCCCGGTGCTGCTCCGAACTACCAAAAGATGGCGCTCAAGCAGGGCGACCCTCTGACAAAGCCCGGCATCGTGGGCGCGTTCTGCCGCGCATACGACGTCCGCACAGCGATGGACAAGTTTCTGCCCGGCATCTATACCCCGTGCATTATGGGTAGCGAGGAGCGGTACACCTATACCGGCGGCAGTACTGCGGGCGGCGCTATCATCTACGATAACGGCAAATTCCTGTACAGCCATCACGCCACCGACCCCTGCTCTATGCAGCTTGTGAACGCCTTTGATCTCGTGCGTCTGCACCTATACGGCGATAAGGACGACAGCGCCTCCGGCAATACTCCGGTCAGCAAGCTCCCATCCTATAAGGCGATGTGCGAAATGGCGATGCAGGATAGCGCGGTGCAGGCCATCTACAACAAAGAGCAGTTTGCCCAGTTGCAGGCTGACTTTGGCGCTATCGTCCCCATCCCCGGCAACGGGCCCCAGCAGACCCCCGGCGACAGTGACAGTGCTGAGCCTGTGCAAGGCGAGGTCATCGGAGATGACGGTCAGCAGACCGACCCCAATGCATGGCTGGGCCATATCCAGCGCGATGAAAACGGCAAAATCAAGCAGACCATCGACAATGTTCTGCTGATTCTCAACAATGACCCCCGCCTATGCGGGCGATTCATGCTGAATGAGTTCAGCGGGCGCGGCGAGGTGCTGTACCCCCTGCCGTGGGACAAAGACCCCGACAAATTCAAGCGGCGGGCATGGGCTGATTCCGACATTTCGGCAATGTACTGGTACATGGAAAAGGGATACAAGATCACCAAGCGCAACGCCATCGACGCGGGGCTGGACATCCATGCGGCTACACACGCATTTAACGAGGTGCAGGATTTCATCAAGGGTCTGGCGTGGGATGGAGTGCCTCGGCTGGACACCCTATTCATCGACTACCTCGGCGCTGACGATTCCCCCTATACCCGCGCTGTCACCCGCAAGGCGTTTGTCGGTGCCGTGGCCCGCGCGATGGAGCCGGGATGCAAGTTCGATAATATGCTGATTCTGTGCGGGCCGCAGGGTCTTGGCAAGTCCACGCTGCTGGACAGAATGAGCAAAGGCTGGTACAACGACAGCATCCGTACATTTGAGGGCAAAGAGGCATCCGAGCTTTTGCAGGGCGTTTGGCTGGTCGAAGTGGCAGAGCTTGACGCTTTCCGCAAAACAGATGTATCCCGCATCAAGCAGTTTTTGAGCCTGCGATATGACCGCTACCGCGCCGCCTATGGCCGTAATGTCAAGGAACTGCCCCGCTGCTGTGTCTTTTTCGGCACCTGCAACGTCAGCGATTTTCTGCAAGATACCACGGGCAACCGCCGTTTCTGGCCCGTGGATGTGGGACAAAGTGAACTGATTCACCGCGCATGGGACTTGACCGATGACGAAATCAATCAGATTTGGGCTGAGGCAAAGATGCGCTGGATGATGGGAGAGCCGCTGTTCCTGACTGGCGATCTGGCAGACGCGGCCCGCGCACGGCAGGAAGATCACCGCGAGGCATCCGTCCGCGAGGGTCTTATCCGCGATTTTGTGGAGCGTGATGTTCCCACGAACTGGCTTGATTGGCCGCTGGACAAGCGCCGCGATTACTGGGCTGGGGCTTGCAAGGGACAGGACATCCCGACGATGCCCCGTGACCGCATTTGTGCCGCCGAGGTTTGGTGCGAACTTTTCAACGGCGCCCCCCGCGATATCAAGCAGGCAGACACCCGCGAAATCAACGCCGTTTTGGCAAGCACCCCCGGCTGGGAGGCTAACCGGGGCATGAAGTTTGGGCCGTACAAGCAGCAGCGCGGTTATCGGAGATTCAACAGACAGGTGTAATGTGTATAAAAATCAACTGACACTTTGGGCCAAAAAGCTGACACTTCCTTATATGCCAAGTGTCAGAACCGTCAGAAGTGTCAGTTAAATATGAAAAAATCGTGAACAAGCGCACTGACACAATTGACACGCAAAATACAAGTGTCAGTTAAAGTGTCAGTATAAATTTTAACGATGCATCGTTTCAATATATCTATAACTGACACTTCTGACACTTAAAATAAATAAAAATAAAAATAAGTAAAATAACGCGCGTGAGAGCGCATATACCCCCGTATTTACGGGTCTATACGCGCACGCGCGTGTGTCAGTCAGGTGGACAAGTGCGGCAGCGATGCCGCGAAAAAGATGGGAGGTTATTAGGATGCCGGAATTGGAAAATGTCATCGAGCGCAAGCTGCGTGACGGTGTGAAGAAATTGGGCGGCGGGGCGCAATGCCTAAAATTTGAAAGCCCCGGCACATCTGGGGTGCCCGATAGGATGATCCTGTTGCCGGGAGGTCGTGTCGTGTTCGTGGAGCTTAAACAGGTGGGCAAGCGGGAGCGGATGCGGCAGACGTATGTACAGAATCAGATGCGGCGGCTGGGCTTTACCGTGTTCAGCACGGTATCGACCCCGGAACAAGTGCAGACGATTCTCAGTCATTGCGAGGAGGTCATGCGGCATGGCGATGGAGTGTAAAGAGTTCCACCCCTACCCATATCAGCAGTTTTGCATCCAACACATCATCGATCACCCCGCCGCCGGCCTTTTCGTGGACATGGGCATGGGAAAAACCGTGATGACACTGACCGCATTTAACTATCTCAAGTGTTATGCGTGGCAAATTCAACGCTGTCTCGTCATTGCGCCAAAAAAAGTTGCCGAGGCAACATGGCGCACCGAAATTTCAGGGTGGCAGCATCTGCGGCATCTGCGCTGCTCCGAGGTGCTGGGAACGGCTACACAACGCCGCGCCGCGATGGCAGTGGATGCCGACATCTATGTGACGAATCGGGACAATGTGCAGTGGCTCGTCAAAGAGTACGGCAAGGCGTGGCCATTTGATATGGTCGTGCTGGATGAATCGTCATCGTTCAAAAACCATCAAGCTAAGCGGTTTAAGGCCCTGCGGTCAATGCGGCCCAAAATCAAGCGCATTGTGGAGTTGACCGGCACCCCCTCGCCGCACGGCTTGATGGATTTGTGGGCGCAGGTCTACTTGCTGGACGGTGGGCAGCGTCTGGGCCGCACGATCTCTGTTTACCGTGATATGTACTTTGAGCCGGATAAGCGCAGCAGGTCGCAGATATTTACTTACAAGGCCCGCCGGGGCGCGGCAGATGCCATCTATGCCGCTATCAGTGATATTTGCATCAGCCTGTCCAGCGATGACTATCTGACCCTCCCTGACCGCATCTATGATGAGATACCCGTCAAGCTGGACGGTCCTGCCGCTGCCGCGTATAAGCGTTTGGAGCGGGATGCACTGTTGCAAGTGGATGAATCGACCATCACAGCGGGCACGGCGGGAGTGCTGGCGGGCAAGCTGTTACAGCTTTGCAACGGCGCTGTGTATGATGAGGATGGCAAGGTCATCCCCGTCCATGACTGCAAGCTAGCCGCGCTGGTGGAGTTGATCGAGGGTCTGCACGGTCAACACGCTCTGCTGTTCTACTGGTTTCAGCACGACCTCGTCCGTATCCTCGCCGCCCTTGAGCCGCTGGGCTTGCGGGTGCGCGTGTATAATGGCCCCGATGATGAACGGGCCTGGAACGCGGGCGAGGTGGACATTCTGCTGGCGCATCCCGTGTCCTGCTGCTATGGCCTCAACCTGCAACACGGCGGGCATCATATCATCTGGTTTGGGCTGACATACTCAGCGGAGGTCTATTTGCAGGCAAACAAGCGGCTACACCGACAAGGGCAGACGCATCCTGTCATCATCCATTCGCTGGTCGTGCAGGGCGGTCAGGATGAGGATGCCATCGCCACGGTCACGGGCCGTGTCACTGAACAAAACCATCTGCTGGAATCCCTAAAAGCAAAAATCATCACGGCAAAGGAGGCCGTCTGACTATGACGATGAAGGAATTATCGCAACTCCACTGGCTGAATGTGGAGATTGACCGTGATAAACAGCGCCTGGCAGAACTTGAGGCCCGCGCCACATCCCCCGGTGGGCCGAATATGTCCGGGATGCCCGGTGGCGGCGGTGCAGGGTCGAATGTGGAGATCGCGGCTCTTGAAATCGTCGAGCTGAAAGCAAGCATCGAGGCAAAGATCATCCGCTGTGCCACAGAACGGGCGCGGCTCATCGGCTATATTGATGCGGTGCCTGACAGCCGTATGCGTGAGATTATGTACTTGCGTTTCGTGGACGGTCTGCCGTGGGCACGGGTGGGCGCGAGTATGGGGTACACGGGTGATGGCGTGCGCAAGGCTTGCAAGCGCTATATTGACGAGAGCGCGGCCTAAAATCACGAAAACAGCGGACAAAAGCGAATTTTTTAATAAACTGTCCGTTTTTGTCCGCTGTGTCGGTTGTATTCTAATCGCTATTATTATAATATCACATTGCGGGTTTAGGGCGAGGGAGTTATGGGTACTCCCTCGCTCGTGTTTTCCCCGCTGTCACCTCCATGCGCCGCCACGTGAATAAGCGCGGCGGCGTTCGTGTTTGCGCCGAGGTGGTAAAGAACCTATACGCTGGGTGCGCCTCTCACGCCCGGCGCTGTGCAGGCCCTTGACCCCTGCGCTAAATTTCACCCCGGTAACCTACGGTGCCGGGGCATTTTACCGCATAGCTGCTCAATCGGCAATTAGGCGAAAAGGGTGCAAGGCCCTTATGCGGTTCCATTAGGCCATTGTCGTCGTCCGGCCATTGCGGCGGCACACGTGATCTGCACCTCCCCAGTGATGGTAAATTGCGGTTTGTGATTCATCCACGCGGTTCCCCCTCTGGCGGTTTCCGATCAGTGGCCTATATTATATCGCACAGTAGAGCATTGGTAGCTCGGCAGGTTCATACCCTGCAAGTAGCTGGTTCGATTCCAGCCTGTGCAACCATGCGAGGCTTGAGGGCATTTCACCTCGCGGCGCGTCCACGGCAAAACGGGCTCTTTCTCCTTTTCCCGTATGACGCGCCTGATTTTGGTTATTATCGCGGTTCGCCGCGAGGGCCGACGACGGTACTGCCACCGTTGACCTGCCCCTATATTACGCGCCACAGTGTCACAACTGCGGCGCATTTTTATTGCTTTCCCGGAGGTTTATGGTGTACCGCACAGAGCGCAATTACGAAAATCTCAATAAGGGCATTTTCCCCGGCGCTGGGCGGTTCGACATCCCCATCCTGCGGCCCGAATTGACTACGGCTGAAAACTGGATAAGTTTCAACTACGCCAAAGGGTGTGAGGATCCGTCAGAGCATGGCGTTCACTTTTTCGTTGACGATTACCAGTTCAACCGCATCTGGGCGCATCCCGATAACTACCTCGGCATGATGGCGCGGTTCGACACCGTATGCACCCCCGATTTTAGCACATACAGAGACTTTCCCCGCATTATCCAGATTTACAACCATTACCGCAAGCACTGGCTGGGTGCCTATTGGCAGGCCCACGGCATCAAGGTTATTCCGACCATCTCATGGAGTACGCCGGATAGCTTTGCATGGTGCTTTGATGGTGAGCCGATAGGCGGTGCGGTGGCCGTGTCGAGCGTCGGCACACAGGCAAGCCCCGAATCGGCAGACCTGTTCATGGCTGGGTACAATGAGATGCTACGGCGCTTACAACCCGCGCAGATCATCTTCTACGGCAAGGTGCCCGCCGGGTGTGAGGGAAACATTTTTCACGTTACAGCGTTTCAGGAAAAACTCAAGGCGCGTGTTCGCGCCGGAAAGGACGATACCGATGGGCGGTAGAGGAAGTAACAGCGGTATGGCATCCAGCGGTTCGATAGCTCCGCAGCCTCAGATTAACCCGGCACCGCAAGCAATGCCCGCGCCCGCTGTGGCAGTTCAGAGCGCTCCGCCCTCGACTGCGCCGCAGGCAATGGGCGGCGGACCGTTGCTGAGCGGTGGCCCGATCAGCTACACACCGTTGAATCAAAAAGACGAGGCTGATCTCGGTAAGGTCTGGAACGGCTACGACATCAATACCAAGCTCGCTATTAACCAGTACATCCGTCAAGACCAAACCAATAATGGCTATGGCGTGGGTCAGAATCTTAACCACAAGCTGGAAAATGGGCAGGCGCTTAACGCAAATGAGCAGTACATGGTGAATATGATGGATTCGGCCATGCACCCGCTCGGCAAAAATACCACGCTTATCCGTGCTGCGCATCAGGATTTTTTGGAGGCGCTGGGCGTTAAAAATTATCAGCGCATGACCGACGCGCAGCTCAATGCCGCCGTGCAGGGCGTTGAGTATACCGAGAAAAAGTTCGTTTCTACGGCCTATGATGCCAAAAAGAATCCCTTTATCGGAGGTTCTCAGTCTGGTGGCCGCGAGGTGTTTATCAACATTTCGACCCCGGCGAGCACCAACTGCATCATGGGCAATTTGAAGCAGGCTGAAATTATTCTCTCCCGCGATACTAAGTACCGTGTCAAAGGTGCCCATTTTGACGGCACCTATGCAAATCCGCGTGTTGGCGGCACACTGCCACGCGTAGTCGTGGATGTCGAAATTTACGAGTAAGGAGGCTCGAAATGGCAAGCAAGCAGAAAAAAAGCGCCGAATCCGGCAGCCGTTTTATGGCAACTGGTAAAAGCGTGACAATCATCAAAAAGCCCGCCAAGAAGGCCTCGGCCAAGAAAGGCGGTAAATAATATGGGCGGCAGAGGAAGTAACAGCGGCTTGAGTGCGTCATCGCTCGGCGGGTCTGGCGGTGGCGCCAATTTACCCCCGTTAGTAGTACCGCTAGCAAGTGTTCAGCCTCAACAGCCGCCCGTGGCCCCACAGAATCAGCCCGCGCCGCCTACTCCGGCCAGCCTTGCGCCTAATGCGCCCCCGATGGGTGTTACGCTTTCGGATGTTCAGCAAATGGATGATACAGGTATGCACGATTTCTTGATTAACGTACAAAGCGTCGATATGCCGCAGTTCCTATGCGATTCTCATTTGCAGCGCATGATTTACGGTTTAGGTATGAATGATAAACCGCAGATTGTTTCCGATAAGCAGCTCAATGCGATGGTTAAACAGGGCGCTGTTCCCATTTATCGTACTGTCAATGACAGTGACGATGATGTTCAGGGAATTTCGATGACATCTGACGATATTTGTGATATGATGACAGATGGTAGTCTGAGTTATGTGGGCCGTGGCATCCACGGTGATGGCCTGTATTTCTCCGACAGTAAGCGCGGTTCTAAGCTCTACGGAAACCCCGGCCAGAATCCTAAGACCCTGCGGGCTGTTTTGAATCCGGCCAAGGCCCGCGCAATCAGTGAATCCAGTTTGCAGAGCGCCTATGATGCTTTTGTTAAAAGCCACCCTCGCACGCGCCGCGCGTTGGGCTTTGCCAAAGCGCACAGCACAAGCGATAGTATGAGTCAGTTTGCGCTGCTTATGGGTTATAATGTCATCACTACCAAAGTCGGCTACAATGAAACGTATTACACGGTCATTGATCGTAGTGCCCTTACTATGTCGAAAACTCGCGTATAAGCGGTATTTTAGGAGGTACGCATAATGTCCAATATTGATGAAAAGCTGTCTAAAATGACCCGTGCGCAGGCAAACGCCCTCGCAGACCATCTCAACGCGGGTTATAACAAACCCGCGTACAAGCCCACTGCCAAGACCAAAAAGAAAACCACCGCCCCGAAAAAGGCCATGGCTAAGAAGCCCACCGCCAAAAAGGGCAAGTAACTGAATACCCCTTAGCACTCAGCGCTGAAATGCGCTGGGTGCTTTTTTATTTTTACTGATAGGAGGTGGCAGCAGATGCCCGAAAATACCGAGGCTATGCCGGAGATCAGCGCAAGCCCCGCGCCGCAAGACGCGAAGCCCGCCGACACCGGCGAGAAAAAGCAGAAAAAGCCTCGCAATACGTCCGGGATGAAACCGCCACTGAATCAGCTCCCCCCGGAGGAGGCGTTCGCCATCCGCTCCAAAGGCGGCAAGGCAGCAGCCAAAAAGCGCCGGGAGGAGAAGCTGGTAAAGGATGCCCTGCTGAACCTGCTGACGAAACCTCAGCACAAGAAAAAGGGCGGCAAGGCCCACTACAAGGCCAGCGCCGAGTTGACGAGCTATGATGATGTGTTCTCTGAGAATACGACCCTCATGGTGCAGATGCTCATTCCCCTTATCCAATCTGCCATCAATGGCAATATTGAATCCCTGTTCGCCATTCTGCGCGTTCTAGGGCAGGAACCGGGCACCCCCGGCCAGTTTGGCGTTGACGAGTTCACCCCGCCTGAGCCGCCCATAGAGGGCGCAGGCGGCCTCGGCAAGACTGAACCAGCCAGCGATCCCAATGCGGTGCGCATCCACCTGATACGCGGTGAGAGACCCGCCCCCATGACCGAGGGCGATGCCTCTGCAGTGGAGCAAGCTGACACCGATCAGGCAAACGCGGCTACACCCGTCACGACCCCCGCCGATGGGGAGGCGGTTTCTGATGCCTGATGTTTACATCGAAGATGTCATCGCGCCCAACTATGATGAGCTGCTGTATGATGTTCTCGATCATCGGCACTCGCAATATCTCCTCAAGGGCGGGCGCGGTTCGTTGAAATCGTCCTTTATCGGCTTTGCCATCCCGCTGATTATGGTTCAGCCGGGAAACGAGGCTTGCAATGCTGTCATATTCCGTAAGACCGCCAACACCCTGCGTGATTCCGTTTACAGCCAGATGGTCTTTGCCCTTGACAAGCTGGGTCTTGACAACGAATTTATCTGTCATGTTTCCCCCATGAGCATCACCCGGAAAAGCACCGGACAGACGATTCTTTTTCGCGGGCTTGATGACCCGATGAAGCTGAAATCGTTGAAATTCCCCAAAGGGTACTGCGCCATCACATGGTTTGAAGAAGCGGACACGTTCGATGGGATGAAAGAAATCCGAAACGTGCTGCAATCTACCAACCGTGGCGGCTCTAAGTTCTGGAATTTCATGTCGTTCAACCCGCCCATCACCCTGAACAACTTTATGAATCAGGAGGCGCTTGTCCAGCGCCCCGATAGGCTGGTTCATTCCAGCACTTATCTGACCGTGCCGCCTGAATGGCTCGGTCAGATGTTCTTTGATGATGCGGAGCTGTTGCGGCAGACCAACCCCCGCGCCTATGAGCATGAGTATCTGGGCATTCCCACGGGCACGGGCGGCGAGGTGTTCAGCAACCTTGAATTGCGCGAAATCACCGATGCCGAAATTGCGTCGTTTGATTACATCTACGAGGGCATCGACTGGGGCTGGTATCCCGACCCCAACCATTGGAGCAAGATGTGCTATCGCCCCTCGAAGATGACGCTCTATATTTTCGATGAATTGCGCTGCAACAAAACCCCGAATGAGGTTTTCTGGCAGCGCTTACAGAAAGAAAAGAACGTAACATCGCAAGACCTCATTATTGCAGATAGCGCCGAGCCGAAATCCATTGCAGACTTGAAAGCCTACGGCGCATCCATCCGTCCCACTGAAAAGGGGCCGGATTCCGTGCGGTACAGCATGAAATGGCTGCAATCGTTGGTGAAAATCGTTGTTGACCCCAATCGATGCCCGGAAACGGCTCGAGAGTTTGCCGAATACGAATACGAGCGCACCAAGGACGACGAACTGACCGGGCAATACCCCGATAAGGACAACCACAGCATTGACAGTGTGCGGTACGCGCTCAATCCAATCTGGAAACGGCGCGGCCTGTGAGGTACAGCCCATGTCTATTTTTTCAAATATCTATACCATGATAAGGCAGGTGTTAGGCAGAGTGATTCCGTATCAGAATATCCAGCAGGTGGAGAACATCGACACACCGCTGTCGCAGGAGATGCAGATTGCCCTCGAAGCATGGCACCGAGCCTATCTGGACAGACCCAGCTACAAAAATGAGCAGGTCAAAACCCTCAACATTCCCGCGTTCATCGCATCCGAGATTTCCCGACAGGTCACACTTGAATTTAAGTGGAGCATTACGGCGGGCAAGGACGACAGCACCGGCGAGGACATCACCAATCCGCGCTCGGAGTTTCTGAGCAAAGAGTTTGAAAAGCTGGCTACACAATTACGGAGCAAAACTGAGATCGGATGTGCGGCGGGCGGCATGACGATAAAGCCGTATGTCCGTGACGGGCATATCTATTTCGACTATACCCCCGATTGGGATTTGTATCCCATTGCTTTCGGTGATGATGGCGACTTGTCCGATGTCGTTTTCCGCGATGTGTTCTCGGAGGGCAAAACCTACTATTCCCGCCTTGAGCGGCACACCGTTGATGGTGACAAAATCAAAATCACCCAGCGGGCATTTAAGTCCAGTTCCCGTGATGCTCTCGGCAAGGAAATCGCTCTGACGGAAGTACCGCAATGGAAAGACCTCAAGCCCGTGGTCTATGTCAACAATGTGGACGGGCAGCTTTTCGGATGGTTTCGCGTGGCCTCGGCAAACACCGTTGACCCGATCTCCCCCATGGGTGTGGCAGTATTTGCTAAGAGCATGGACACCATCAAGGAGGCTGACACACAGTACAGCCGTTTGCTGTGGGAGTTCGAGGGCGGCGAAATGGCCGTTGACGTTGACCCGATGGCGCTGCGGCCCATCGATGGCGTTATGCGTAACGGCGCAAAGGCTATGGACATCCCCAAGCTGAATGAGCGCCTGTTCCGCGCGGTTGATCTGGGCAGCGATGATACCTACCATGTATTTGCCCCGCAGTTGCGTGACAGTTCTCTTGTGGCTGGTCTGAATCAAATCTTGATGAAGATTGAAGATCAGTCCGGCCTCGCCCGTGGCACCCTCTCCGATGCCAACACAGAGGCCCGCACGGCCACTGAGCTGACTATCCTACGTAATCGTACCTATACCACCATCGCCGACAACCAGCAGGCCCTTGAGCGGGCGCTGCGTGAAGTCGTACGGGCGATGGATAAGTACGCTGACCTGTATAACCTCGCCCCTGCCGGTGACTATGAGGTGTCGTTCGATTGGGATGATTCCGTTATCGCCGACACCGAAACCCAGTTGCAGCAGCGGCTCCTCATGCTCAACAACGGCATGATGAGCAAGACTGAGATGCGTATGTGGTTTTTTGGTGAAACCCGCGCACAGGCCGAAAAAGCCTTGCAGGAAGTTCAGCAGGAAAAAGTCAGCGAAATGCAGGCCGCTATGGCTATCCAGCAGCCCAATCCCGACCAGAGCGATGTCACTGTTCCCACGGACAATGACAATGACAATGCCGATCGGGATGGGGGCAACACGGCTACACCGTTTGGGAGTGGCCTCGGCGAGGAGTGATGACCCGTGCTGACCCCAAAAGAGCTTGATGCCGCTGTTCGCAAAATGATTGCGAATCTGGATGAAGTCAATCTGTATTTCATCCAGAAAATAGCGACCCAGATAAAGAAAATCGGCGAGATGAACCCCACCAGTATACACCGCTATACGATCATGCTGGAAATGGGTGCAGACATTGCTGATATTTCCGGCAAGCTCCAAGCCGCAACCCGGCTGACACAACAGCAGATGGCCGTTGTGTACAACGCCGCCTTGCAGGATAACTTCACCGACCCGCGATTCAAAGCCGCGCTGGCGGCGCATCCGCTGCCCCGTGAGGAGAATCAGCGGCTCATACAGTATACGCGCAACATCGCCGCGCAGACCTCCGGGGCGCTGCAAAACCTGTCTAATACGACTGCCATATCTGTACCATACCAACAGGCCATTGATAAGGCTATTTTGAGCGTGTCCACCGGCATGACCGACTACAAATCGGCTATGCGGCAGACCATCAAAGACATAGGCTGGGCAGGGATGCAGGTTCAATACGCAAGCGGCTATCACCGCCGCCTTGATACCGCCGCCCGTCAGAACATCATTGACGGGGCTTGCCAAATCGCCCAGCACAGCGCCGACGAAATCGGCAAGGCGCTGGGCTATGATGCCGTGGAGCTGTCCGCACATCTCAACAGCGCCTCCGACCATGAGCCGGTGCAAGGTCATGTTTTCCTGCTGGCCGAATACGCCAAGATGCAGGCGGGCATGGCCTGCGTGGATGTGGACGGTCATCACTTTGCAGGATTCAAGCGTCCTATCGGCGAGTGGAACTGCGGGCACTTTGCCGCGCCGTTCAGCACCGAATACTCGGTGCGAAAATACTCCGACCACCAACTGGCGGCATGGATAATGTCAAATCATGCAGGCGTGACTATCGGCAACAAAGAGGGTCTGACCCTCTATCAGTGTTCGCAGATGATGCGAAAAATCGAAACCGATACCCGCCGCTGGAAAGATGTTGCCATTGCGGCACGGGCCGCTAGGGACGATGACCTGCGCCGTGAGGCACAGCAGCACATCAACACCCTAAGCGCCCGATACAATCTCATTGCCAAGCAATCCGGGCTGTCACAGCGCCGTGACCGCATGGCAGTGGATGGCTTTAGGGCCATAAAGGTAAGCGCCTGAAATGGCGCTTTTTCTGTGTTATCACGCCGTTTTTGGCTGATAAATAAATACCCGGCATTGCAGGGAAATAAATGCGATGGCGCGACGTGCGCGGAGTGGCCGCGCGATTATAAGCTAAATCAATCGCGGCGAAAGGACAATCTTATGGAATTGCTCAAAAATCTGTTTTCTGAGGGCGAGGCACTGACCTACGATCAGTTGACCGAAAAGATCAGCGCGGCGGGTCTGAAACTCGCCAATATCGCGGACGGTTCCTACGTCAGCCGCGATAAGATGGATTCCAAGGTCAAGGGCTTGCAGGGCCAGATTTCCGACTTGCAGGGGCAGGTCAAGCAGCGTGACACCGACATGGCCGAATTGCAGACCAAGTTGACCGCCGCACAGACCGATGCCGACAAGCTGGCATCCGTTCAATCCGATCTCGCGGCACTGCGTCAGCAGCGCGAGAATGACGGCAAGGAGTGGGAGCGGAAAATCACCGCACAGGCGTATGAATTTGCCATCCGCGAAAAGGCGGGCGAGGTCAAGTTCAGCTCCAATGCCGCGAAAAAGCAGTTTATCGCGGATGCCATCGCCAAACAGTTTAAGCAGGACGAGAATGGCAAGATGCAGGGCTACGACGAGTTTCTGACCCAGTACAAAACCGACGACCCCGGCAGTTTTGTCGTTGATGAACCGGCCCCGGCTAAGAAAGGCCCGTCTATCACGGTTCCCGCAAAGCCCGATGGAAACCCGCATAAAATGAGCTTGTCCGAGCAGATGGCGGCAGCAAATGCCGATCCCAACTTCGTGCCCGATTTTAACTAATCGAGCTACACCCGACGAACCCCTAAAAAATCAACAGGAGGCATAACCACATGGCAATCTTTGATTCCAAAAACTTCAATGGTAACGTGTTCAAGCAGTATGTTGACCGCGTTCCCAACCTGAACCGTAACGAGCTGATTAAGTCCCGCGCCATCAAAAAGCGTCAGGACATCGCGCAGTCCATGAGCGATCAGGTCGGTGGCAACTACGTCACCATCCCCCTGCGTGGCATCATCAGCGGCGCCGTCCCTCAGAACTACGATGGCTCCACCAACATCACCGCCACCAACACCAAGACTTTCTCCCACTCCCGCGTTGTCGTGGGCCGCGCACAGGCATGGACTGAGCGCGACTTTTCCTACGACATCACCGGCGGCGAGGATTTTCTCGCCGATGTCGCCGCTCAGATTGGCGAATACTGGGATGAAGTCGATCAGGCCACCATCATCAAGATTCTGACCGGCGTTTTCGCCATGAAAGACGCTGAGGGCGTGAAGTTCGTCCGTGAACACACCTACGATGTCACCGGCAAGACCAATTCCGAGGGCGCTCTGGGCCTGATGGACGGCACCTCTCTGAACACCGCCATGCAGCGTGCTTGCGGCGACAACAAGGGTGCGTTCAGCCTCGCCATTATGCACTCTGCCGTTGCTACCGGCCTCGAAAACCTCAAGCTGCTGGCGTACATGAAGTACACCGACAAGGACGGCATCGAGCGCGAGCTGCAGATCGGCACCCTGAATGGCCGCACCGTTCTGGTTGATGACTCCATGCCTGCCGTGGAAACCGTCACCACCCCGGAGGTGCAGGGCGTTTACACCATCACTGTCAACACCGCTGGCACCGATGGCAACACCATCACCGTGGACGGTCAGACCTATACCTTTGCCGCATCCACCTCCACCGCCAACAAGACCCTCAAGACCGGCGATACCGCTACCGAGGCTCAGGCGCTGAAAACTGTGCTGTCTGCTCAGTACGAGGGCAAGTTCATCGTCACCGTTTCTGGTGCTATCGTTACCCTCAAGCAGATTTTCGGCGGCGAGGGCAATCTGCCTGTTGTGACTGTTTCCGGCGCTGTCAAGGCCGCTGCCGCCCAGACCACCGCAGGCGTGGCTAAGGTGTCTCAGACCCGTTACACTACCTACGTTCTGGGCGACGGTGCTATCGAGTACACCGACTGCGGCGCTAAGGTGCCTTACGAGATGGATCGTGATCCCCACACCAACGGCGGCGAGGACACCCTTTATGGCCGTCAGCGCAAGTGCTTTGCCCCCTACGGCATCAACTTCACCAAGGCCAAGATGAAGAGCCTGTCTCCCACCGATGACGAGTTGGAGAACGGCGAAAACTGGGAATTGGTGAACTCCAACGAGGCCGAGGGCAAGCAGTACATTGCCCGCAAGGCCATCCCCATCGCCCGCATCCTCTCTCTGGCCTGATTTCGGATTGCTGAGGGGGTTACGCATGGCGCACGATATGTATCTCACCTATGAGGAGTATTTGGCCCTGGGCGGCGCCATTGATGCCGCTGCGTGGCCTCCGCTGGAATGTGCCTGTAGAAAGCGCATTGATCGCATAACGGATTGCCGTGTCCAGAACATGGCTGAGGTTCCGAAGGCGGTCAAGCTCTGCATTTTTGCGCTGGCACAGATGGAGAGTGCCGTCGGCCCCGTGGCACAGGTCACATCACCCACGGTCACATCGTTCAGTACGGATGGCTACACTGAAAACCACGGGAACGTGCCGAACGCCGAGGAGGCAGCCAAGCAGATGAACGCCATTGCGGCGGATATGCTGTACGGTGAGCTGGACGATTACGGCGTTCCCCTGCTGTATAGAGGGGTGAGGTAAAATGCAGCTTTGCAATGACACCATCACCCTATACAACCGGCGATTCGACCCGGATGAGGATTGCGATGTTTATGAGCGCACCATCATCCGGGGCGTTCACTGGTTCAACTCTGAGGCAACCACCGTTGACAGCACCGGGCTGAAAGCTGCAAACAAGGTCACAATCCGCATCCCCACGGATGCGGATTTCGGCGGCAAGGTGTATCTGCCCCCTAAGCAGTATGCCGTCACCAATGACCCTGCATCCGCTTTCACACTGGCCGCTGGCGATCTCGTGGTTTTGGGCATCGGCGCAGAGGATCTGCGCCCCGCCGCCATCCATAACACCTACTCCGAGGCCGCAACCATTTTGCAGGTCACAGACAACCGCCGCGCTCCACGAGGACGGCACTGGAAGGTGATAGGTTCGTAATGCAATTATCTGTTAATGCACAATTTGATTTTGACGACATAAGCGCTACTTTGAAAAAGCATGGCTTTGGCGATCACGGCATTGTGCAAAAGGCTATCGATAACGCCGTGATACGTTGGTGTATGGATTATACACCCGCTGACACGTTTATGCTTGCAAAAAGCCCGTATGCGGCATCTGACATCGGTTCTGGTATCATCGTTTATCCCGGTCCATACGCACACTACATGTATATGGGCGAGGTCTATGGACCTAACATCCCAATTTTTGATGATAACAGCGGTACTCCTACGCGTTTTTTTTCGCGTCCTGGCGAAAAGAAAAAGCCTACAGGTCGTGCCATCCAGTATAAAACCGATAAAAATGCGCTGGCCGGGCCATTTTGGGCAGAACGGATGAAAGTAGACCACATTGACGACATCATAAAGGAGGCTAAAAATGTCGCAGGTATCAAATAGTATCGATAGTTTGCGGCAGTGGTTTCGTCAGTGTCCGCTCTTGTCGAAAAGCAATCGCTTTGGCGCTGACTACCTGGGCGAAAATCCTACCGAATACGCCATCTACGCCTCGCCGTCCACGCTGAAATACCGGGAAAATATTCTGGGCGAAAGCGTTTTAGAGGATAAGCAGACGCAAAACTACATTTTCGCCACGCGCGAAAATTATGGTTCTGATGTCAAACAGAATTCTAACAATCTCGCCTTTTTCACGGGGCTTATTGCCTGGATGATCGAACAGAACAATACCCGAAACTTCCCCCACATGGAGGAGGGTCGGGTTACTGCCATCGTACCGACGCTGACCGCCTATCCGGCACAAGTCGGTTCGGACAGCGCAAAATATCAGATTCAGATACAAATTACATATAGGAGAAACTGATAAACATGAAACTGGAACGCAAATACATGGCCCACTACCTGAACGCCCACTTTGCCAAGGACAGCGAGGGCGAGGCCAGCTACGTCCGCCTGGGCGCGGACCTTGAGGAGTACAGTCCTGAGCTCTCTGCCAACGTGGAAAAGAAGAACAACATCCTGGGCCAGACCTCTGTCACCATCGACAGCTACCAGAAGCAGGGCGAGGTAAGCCCCTACTACGCCGAAAAGGGCGATCCCCTGTTTGAAAAGCTGCAGGCCATCATCGACGGCGACCTGGTGCTGGATGACCTGAAAACCGACATCGTGGAGGTCAAGCTCTGGGAAAGCGGGACGTCCGGTACCTTCCCTGCTGTACGCGAGGAATGCTACGTCGAGGTATCCAGCTATGGCGGTGACACCACGGGCTACCAGATCCCCTTCAACGTTCATTATACCGGCGTCAAGACGCAAGGCACATTCAACACTTCGACCAAGACTTTCACTCCCGCGGAGTGATGAGCCCAAAGGAGGCGCAGCATGGAACTGAAAATTGACAGAGGCTTGAAGAGTTACGAGGTGACTGACGCAGACGGTACACAGCTGGGGACGATTTATATCAACCCCGCTGATGTAGGTATCGCGGCACGACTGGAAGAGGCGCGCAGCGCAATCCAGAAATTGGCCGATGGCCTGACTGACGACGTGCAGATTTCCGACGTTGTGGACGCCGACCAGGCCATCAAGGCGCAGGTGGACTACATCTTCGGCGGCAAAGCCTCTGACGTATTCTTCAAAGGCATCTCGGCGCTGGCCCTGCTGCCTGATGGCACAATGGTCTTTGAAAAAGTCCTGCAGGCGATTGTCCCCATTATCCAGGACGCAGTAGGAGATGCCGTCAAGGCCAGCCAGAAACGCGTGCAGACGCGCACCGCCGCCTACGCTGATAAAACCAAGGGCCTCGCCCCTGGCCAGAAGGCGTGAGCGCGTGGGAGCTTCCCGCCACCGTAGACGTGTGCGGGCAGACGTTCGCAATCCGCTCTGATTTCAGGGCGGTGCTCGATGCCCTGGCCGCACTGGCAGACCCCGAACTATCCCAGCAGGATCAGTACCTCGCCTGCCTCGAAATCATGTACCCAGACTGGCAAGCGCTGCCCGACGCCAATGCGGCGCTCCGGGCGGCGTTTACTTTTATCAACGCGGGCCGGGAAGAATCTTCCGCAAAGCATCTCCCCCGCTTGGTGGACTGGGAACAGGATGCGGGGATGATCGCGCCGGCCGTGGATAAGGTGCTCGGGTACAGCTGCCGCCGGTGCGAGTACCTACACTGGTGGGAGTTTCTGGGCGCATTTTATAGTATTGGTGATGGACTGTTTGCGCAGGTTGTCAACATCCGCAGCAAGCGAGCCAAGGGCAAAAAGCTGGAAAAGTCCGAATTGGAATTTGCCAGAGAGAATGCTCGCCTTATCAAGATTCGTGCTCCTGAAAGCGCCGAAGATAAGGCAGAAAAAGAAAGATTGCTGGAATTGCTGGGGCCTTAAAAAGCATTTGATAGCCCATACGATATCATTTTAGCCACTGCAAAGCCCTATCCGAAAACGGATAGGGCTTTCTTATGCCTAATAGGAGGTGAAACCTTGGCAGACGGCTCTATTATCATTGATGCCCGCATCAATAAAAAAGGTGCCGAATCCGATCTAAAAGCATTGCAGGCCAAGGCCAAGAGTACAGCTCAGCAGATTGCGGCTGTAGATAAGCAATTAGGCGGCGCTCAGACAAAGCGGAATGCGCTGGCCGACAGCCTTGAAAGTGCTCGCCAAAAAGCACGTGAAACTGCCGATGCATTAGACGAGGTAAACCGCCAGATTGATGCCGCTGAACAAGCACACCTACAAAGCATCAAAAGTGATTACCCCAGTATGAGCGATGCGGGGGTACAGAAAGTCTTGAAAGCTCGTATGCAGGGCGAAACCAAGCTGATGGAACAGCAGAGTAAACTTCTCGCCTCGTCGAGCAATCAAGAATCCGTTCTGAATGAAACCACATCCTCTTATCAAGCTCAAGACAGCGCTGTCCAGGCGTTGCAGCAGCAACATGATGCCTTAACAGTGCAGCTGGAGCAAGAAAATCAGGCGGTGAAACGCCAGAAAGACCTGATCCAGCACATTTCCGGGGATGACGAGATGCAAGCCTACTTCAATAAGCAGGCAGCCGCCATCGAATCGTCCTTTGCTAAGATTGAGGAGCGCCAGCGCAAGCTCTATGGAGACACCGAGGAGACAGCCACACAGCACGCAGAACGCATTGTAGCTGAAACCAAGAAAGCGCTCGCAGCGCAAGACAAAGACAGCTCGCAGCGCCCCGCATCGGCCTCACAGAGTACGCCTGCAAAAAATCCCGGCGCGGGGTTACTCGATAAAGCGGTCGGCGGCGCACAGAGAAGAGCGGAAAAACTGGGTAGCACGCTCTCTGGCATGCTCAGCAATGCTCTTCGTTCGGTTGGCAGCCTTGGTACGAAAGCTTTCGGTGTAATTCAGCGCGCCGTGCAGAGCATGCGTAACCGGCTGACGCAGAGCGCGAAGGCTCTCGCCCGATTCCGCAACCGCCTGATGAGCATCGTATCGGGCACCCTGATATTCAATCTCGTCAGTGCGGGGCTGCGCAAGATGACTGAGTGGATGAGCTCCGCAATGCTTTCCTCGGCTTCGTTGAGGGCTGCGCTCGGCAACCTTGAGGGCGCGGCCATGACGGCAGCCGCACCGCTGATTCGGGCGCTCACACCCGCGCTGACGGCCATCGCAAACGCAGCAGCAACGGCATTGTACTACGTTGCCAAGCTGATCTCCTTTCTCACGGGCAAATCCATAGGGGCCAGCCAGAGCGCGGCCAAGGCCATGGGCAAATACGCCAAAGCCGCGAAATCGGCAGGCAAAGAGGCTAACAGTACGCTGGCGAAGTTCGATGAGATTGATCGGCTGGACAACAAAAACAGCGGCGGAGCAATTACCCCGAACTATGACTTCTCTGGAGAGAATCCGTTCCTGGACGAAGTTCTGCAAGCCATCGAGGATGGAGACTGGTACGGAGTAGGCCGGCTGATTGGTGAGAAGCTCCGGGATGCGCTGAACGCCATTCCATGGCCGGATATTCAGGGCAAAGCCCAGGAATGGGCGACGAATCTCGCTAACTGCATCAACGGATTTATCGAGACCCCGAGTTTGTGGGAGTCCATCGGCAATACCATAGCGCAAGGGCTGAACACGGCACTGATACTCGCCGACAATTTGATGCAGGGGATCCGCTGGGAGAGCCTCGGCGCAGGGCTAGCTGCAGGTCTGACCACCGCGGTCAACGAAATCAACTGGCCCTTGCTCGGAAACGTTTTGACCGACGGACTGCGCGCAGCAATTCTGACGCTCTATGGATTCGTGCAGACCTACACTGGCTGGGCTGACCTCGGCAGCAGCATATCCACCTGCATAAATGCTGCAATCGCAAACATTCCCTGGCAGCAAGCCGGAGAAGGATTTAGTGGCTTCGTAATTGGCCTGCTGACCGCTCTGATCAACGCCGTGGAGGGCACCAATTGGGATACTTTGGGCCAGAACATTGTAATGATGATCAGTTCCATCGATTGGGTGGGCATCTTCTCCGCGCTGAGCAACCTGGCAGTTGACATACTGACGGCTATCAACAATATCCTCGATCAGGTGAACTGGGACGCGGTCAGCCAGAAGATACAGGACTGCCTGGCCTCCGTCGACTGGGGCGGTATCTTTGATCAGCTCGGAAAACTCCTGAACAACCACTGGCCCCTGCTTCTCGCGGTTTTGGGCGCAGCCCTGCTGCCGCAGATCGGCACGTTCATCCTGTCTTCCGTCTTAAACGCGATTCTTATGGGATTGGGAACCCTTATACTTAGCGTTATCTCCCTTATTGGCGGTTGGCCCCTGCTTATTGTTGCGGCGGTGGCCGTTATCCTTGTAGCGGTTATCGAGAGTCTCCGCAAGCACGGGGACGACATCTGCAACGGCATTGATCGATTCGGCGAAAAAATCGCCGAGCTTCTATCCGCGGCAGGAGAAAACATCAAAGAGGTATGGAACACCTGCTGGACGAGGGTAAAAGAAATTGCTGCGGACCTCTGGGCGAAAATCCAGCAAGGCTGGGGCGATTTTTGGACGGGGGTAAAAAACGCTCTCGACACTGCCGCGGCCAACATTAAGCAAGGCTGGAACAACGCCTGGAACGCGCTCGCCAAGATTGTGTCCGACATTTGGGACGGCATCACCAGTACCATCAAGACCGCCGTCAACGGCATCATCGGCTTCATCAATCGGATGATCTCCGCCGTTGTCACCGGCATCAACACGGTCATCAACGCGCTGAACGGCCTTTCGTTCGACCTGCCGGACATATTCGGCGGCGGGCATGTCGGATTTAATATCAGCACCCTGACCGCCCCGCAAATTCCCTACCTGGCACAAGGCGCGGTCATCCCGGCGAACCGGGAGTTTCTGGCCGTGCTGGGCGACCAGAACCGCGGCACCAACGTAGAAGCTCCGCTGGACACCATCAAGCAGGCCGTGGCCGAGGTCATGGAGGACCTGCAGGCAGGCCAGATGGCTGGCTTTGAAGCCGTTGTGGCCGTGCTGCGGGAGATCCTCTCCGCCGTGTACGGCATTGAGCTGACCGACGAGGACGTAGGCCGCGCCGTACAGCGCTGGCAGCGCAAACAGGCCATTGCAACAGGAGGTGTGTAACGTGACCCTGACCAATCTGTTCCAGATCGATGGCAAATCCCTGTACGCACCGGACTGCGACATTGAACCGAGCTATTCCGACCTGGATTCCAGCGATTCCGGGCGCGATGAGGCCGGGTACATGCACCGCGAAGTGGTGCGGGAAAAAGTTGCCACCTGGCCCATCGCCTACAGCTGCCTGACTGACGACGAATACAAGTACACCATCGGGCTGTTTGCAGGCAAGGCAACGTTTCAGTTCACCCACCCCAAAGCCGGCTCTTCCACCGAGACCGAAACCACCACCTGCTACTGCAGCAAATATGGCATCGCCTGGCACAATGCCAAGACGAAACAGTGGAAGAATTTGAAGTTTAACATCATCGAATGCTGACCGGAGGTGAAGCATGTACTACTCCGTTTTGCTGCTGCCAAACGGCACTGAGCTGAAAGGCGGAGAGGCTGGCAGCACCCTTAAAGCTCTTACCCTGCACACTGCGGTAAACGCCGGGCAGGAATTTGCCATCGGTTCTGCGTTTTCGGACTACATTGAAGCCGAAATCTGGGCAGACCCGGGCGGCAGCCTGCAAATTACTGCCGGGGACGCCCTGACCTATTACCGGCAGGACGATGCCGGGAACCGCACCAAGGTGGGCGTCTTCTATGCTGAAAAGCCCACCCGCACCAAGCGCAACAGCTACAAGGTCACGGCCTACGACACCATGTCCAAGCTGGATGCCGATTTCTCCGGTTGGCTGCACGCCA